CAAAATTATCAAAAGCAGTTTCGGCTGCTGTCTTAGCAGTTTCAGCATCGTTTTTGTGAGATAAGGCTGTTGAGGCACTTGATGCTGCAGCTGTCTCAGAATTACTCGCAGCTGTTGCGGATGCTGCTGCTGCATTTTGAGAGGTAGTTGCTGAGGCTGCATCAACTAATAAATCCCATTTTGCGCTATCAGCATTTGTAGTTAAAGGCTGTGAACCAGACGAAGTGTGAGCCGTCTTAGCCATGAAAATATTATTAGTAGAAGTATCTTTAACAATATCTCTAACTGCATAAGCAGTAGAGGCAGACCAGTTTCCTCTATTAGAACCTAGCTCTTGCGCAATAGATAATTCTCCAGATGTATCGAAAGCAAGAATTTTACCAGCTCTGTCTGTTGCAGAGTTAGTAAATTCTGTTGATGTCATCGAATTAGTACGAGAAATTTTTAAGGATCTATCAATTTCTTCTTGAGCCTCTTGAATTTGTAAAGTTAATTTATCAAGAGCTGCCTCATGCGTTTCAGCTGGAAACGGATCGTTTGCAATATAATCTGTTTCTTGGGTTAAGTTTGTATCTCTAATTAATACTACCTCAACACCACTTGCTGGAGCTGTGTTAAAATTTACAGATCCACCATTACCCGTGTCAGTTATAGAATAATCTGAACCTAAACTTTTTATAGTTTCAGTTCCATTAGCAGATCTTTCAATAACTTTAATCTCAGATGTTGAGTGTATAGGAAATTGATATGCAAACTGAGTTGCTGATCCGTCTCCATTATATGAATTTTTTACGACTAGCGTTGATATAGTCAATTTGTTCTCCTTTTAGATATTATGAAAAAAATTGTAGGCGTGATACTCCTACTATATTTTTTCTATTAAATTATTCTGTCAATTCTGTCTATAACTATTTATGGCGACCACCAATATTCTTGTCCCGTTCTCTTCCTTAATCTGTTAATATTTCGCCTATTATCTGCGTTAAAATTAGGGTTTAACATCTTCTCCAGGCTATCAAATATAATTCTTTCTGTGACTATTCTTGAATACCAAAGGTTAGATCCTGGCGTATATCTTTGTATAAATGCAACAAGTTCTTTGCCAGCATTAGTCTTTTCGCCACTTACAAGCTGAGCTGCATTACCAAATGTTAAATTTATTAGATCTCCAAAAAAACCTATAACTGGTCCAGCAATAGTTTTTGCCAAAGATCCGCCATATCTATTAGTGTCTTGAAATAAGAAATCTCCAAATATTCCTAATCCACCACCATAAACCATCGCATTAATCCAGTATCTAGCACCCATTTTTTCTGGTGGAGTTGGTTTTTTACCAGCTGCAACTTGTTTTATTTCATAAGCTAAAGATCCCATTATTGTTCCACCAATAATCATAGGAACCAGGTATTTAGCTTTTCCAGCAAATCCTTGCTGCTGCAAACCTCTAGCCATATGTGTCATGCCTAAAGTAATTGCAAAGTTTTTATACATTAAACCAGAATTAATTATTTCTCCTTTTATAGTTCCTGGTCTAGCGTCTCCAGCTAAAGTAATTCTACCTTTTGCAGATGCAGTTGGAACAGCAAAATTAGTTTCATTAGCAATCCATGTCATTAATCTTGTTGTTAAATATTCTCTTGTTCCAGCATCTAAATCAGCTCTTTGGAAAATATCATCTGGTCTTAAGTAAGTCATACCTTTACCAGCCATAGATGGATCGTCAATACCAGCATCATATAATTTTGTTTTTCTAATTATATCCCACTCTTTTTCGCCAATGCCATATTTCTTAAATTGTGCTTGTAAATTTTTATTTAATTTTACAAATGGAGAATTTACATTTTCAGCAAGTTCTCCTAGAGCCATCATTCCAAACGCCCATTTATTAGATTGTGTAGAATGTGATAATCCAGATCCCCTTAGTATTGCATCTGAAACTCTTTTAGACCACATGGGAGCATCTATATCCATTAAATATCTAGTTTGAACAGCTGATACAGCACTCCACATTTCAGCACCTAAGCCAAGTTTAATTGCTAGCTTTGCTAATTTTTTATCTTTTTTTATTCCCTCAAATAATTGTTTTGCAGATGTTGTATTTGCTTTTGTTGCTTTTAATCCATTAAACTTTGCTGTCATTCTCATCCAATGCTGATCTGTAATAGTCATGATCGCAGCTCCTCCTAATTGTGCAGCTGTTAGGATCTGTCTTAAACCAGCAAAAGTATTACCCATAAAACCATCAACGGGTTTGCTTAAATGTCCCTTATGATATGCTAATAAATTTTTTGAGTTTTCTAAAATTGCATTAGTTCTATCTTGTTCAGTTCTATAAATTTTAACGCCATCTTTTTTTAATCTACTATCTTTAATAATAGTTTTTTTTCTTTTAAATAATCCTTTAGCCTCATTAGCAGCATCAATAGCTGCTTGTTTTTTTATTGTAGCTGTCGCCCAGGCATGGGTTGCGTCTGGATTTGGTCCAAGGATCTTAAGCATAGCAATATCTCTACTCATGCTATTTATGTGATCTAACATTGTTTTATATGGATCTGCATTACCAAATCTAGCTTGATATTCCATCCAATCGTCTGCACTTTTAAAAGCTAAAAATCTATGATCTAATCTTCTATTATGTAGAGCTTTACCAAAGCTGCTAACTCCAGGCTTAAATGTTGCCATACCCTCTGTTGATATGCTTTCGTACACTTCACTTAAAGCCTCTCGAATACTTTTATCTGTAAATGGCAAACCAGTTCTTTCATCAACCATTTTTTCAATATCTAATTTTGGTAAAACAAAATCAACCCAATCATCTTTTTGCACCGATCTAACAGATAATGTATCGTGCATTTGTGGTAATCCCCAATCTTTTCTTGATAAAACTTTACCACCAAAATAATTAAATCTTTTTCTTAAATGTTCAGCTACTTCTTTCCAAGTTTGAGCTAGTTCTTGAGCATTAACATTTCCAGTTCTTTCGCCCATGATCTCTCTAACCATTATTTTTTTATTGGCTTTTTGTTTCCTGGATTGCATCCCACCCCAACCATATCTATATTGATCCATTAAATTACCCATTAATTCATGAGCTTTGTTTCTCTCAATCATTGTTTGGTTTTCAATGTTGGGTTTATAAGACCAGTTATCTTGAGCCAGGTAAGCTCTATAAGCATTTGCGTAATCTACTTCTCCATTTGAATTTCTATAATTTTTAAAATCAAATTCTATTTCATTCATCTTGGCTCTCATCTGCAAAGTGTATCTTAACTTATCTGCCTCTTCTATTTTCATGGCATCGTACACTTCCCTTGCAGCTTTTTTCTCAGCCTCTGGTTTGTTTAAATTTTTTCTTGTCTGGTAAAAATCTCTAATCTCATCAAAATTTTTATATAGTAATCTTCCTCTATCCTCAGATATTAAACCCTCTTTAATACCATTAATAATACATTTTTTAAAACCACTCATACGCAGTTCTCCAATCTTTTGAACATAGTCTGTGCTTTTGCATCTTGTTCAAACGCCTCTCTGGCTGTTGTTAGTAAAGGAACAATCTCTCCTTTTTCATCTAATCTTGTTCCAACAACATAAGGAATATCAACATCATTAGTAGGATTAAATCTGGTAAATTCTTTATCTTTTATTTCAAAATATTTTTTCTCAATTTTTGTATTAATTATTTTTTGTTCTTTTAATAATCTGTTAATTCCATCTTTATCTATAAAATCTGATTTGCTAGTCCAAAATCTATCAAATTGATATTCTATACCAGTATAAATTTTATGAGATGCGTCTATTAATGGATCTAACTCTTTTAAAGAAATTTGTAATTCAAAAGAAAAACCATCCTTTGTTAATGCTTGTAAATGTATTCTTCTATATTGAGTTTTGTGAGTTAAGGTTCTACCAATATCGTCTAAAAAATCATCTCTGCCAATTAATTTGTATGTTTTATCTAGCTCAGAAAATAACAATTTAGCAGCTGTAATATTATCAACACTAATTCTAGCACCTAAATAATCTGAAATATTTTGTGGTTTTAAATCTTTTACGCTTAATTTTAACTTAATCTTATCTTTATCCTTAACTCTAGCCTTTAAATCGCCATTATATTTTGTTGCTATTGGCTGTAATTCTGCTTTAACAGCATCGATTTTCTTAGATAATGTACTATATATCTCGTTGAAATCGTCAGTTTTATGATATAATGGTTTTCCTATGGAATTAATGTCGCCTACAACTTTATTTGTTTCTCCCCGTGTAAGTAGCGGTGGCTTGCTTTGTGCAGTTGCTAAAACTTTAGACGGAGGAGCTGTATCTGTGACTTGGGATTTTGATAATAAATCTTGGGTTTTTGCTAAAGGATTGCCAGTAGGTAGCGTTTTTGCTGCAGCTCCAGCACCAGCCTCACTTCTTATGGCTAATGATGTTCCAGCATCAAACATGGATCCCTCATCTAACGAGGCTTGATTTCTATAAGTTGCCTCAGTAGGTACATCAAAATCTTTTACATTATTTAGATCCTCAGCTAATTTACTTTCATTTCTATTAAACTCAGCTTTATTAACGCCTGGAGCATTTGTATCTGTTGTTATTTTAGGTGGATTAAAATCAAGAGAATTAAGATCTTGTATTAAATCATTGTAAGCTCCCTCTTGATAATTTATTCTATTTTGATCTGCCTCAAATAAATTTTTTCTTTCTAGTAATTTTGTTCTAATTTCATTTAATTTTTCTTTAGATAATTTAGAAATTGGTTTGCCTTGTATTTCATCTCCTAAACCAGCAGATCTAATAGTATAATTTGGATTTCTAACATTTTGATATGCACTAGATTTTGGATCCAGGGTAATTACTTTTTCAGATCCATCATTAAATTTAATTTTAGCAGAATTACCAGATGAGCTTACTTTTACAATTTGAGTTTTAACTAAATTACCTTGACCATCAAATACATCTTGAAATTCTCCAACCTTAAAACTTATTGGAGGTTCAATATTTGTAGCTGGATTTTTTGCTGGTGGTAAATCTAATTCAGTTCCCTCATTAAAAGATTTAACAGCAAGATCTAATCTTTCTCTATGCTCAGTTCTGCCCGCTGCATTATCTGGAAATGGATTATCTTTTCTTGGTATTTGATAATTGTCTAAATCTTTATTTTTATATTTAGGATTTAGATCTCCTAATTCTTTTCCAACTTGTTGCAGTTTCTCATCTGATAATTTAAAAAGATGTTTTTTACCAACATCAATTCCTTTACCAAATGCTTTAAATACACCTAATAAAGCTGGAGATAAAACTGCCGATGCACCAGCAACCATAAATACATTTTTAATTCCTCTTTCTAAACCAGCATCTTCAAAACCTAATTCTTTTCTATAAGGCTGAGCTTTTAATTGGATCATTGTTTCAGCAGCAGCTCCAATGATAGCCTCCATGTAAGCAACTCTAAGAGCTGCAGATCCAAATGTTGCTGGTACAGAATAACCAAAAGATGCCAGTACACCTAGCTGCATCCATGGATCTTTAAATGCTGTGACAGCCATACCACCAAATCCACCAACAATTTTTCCAGATGTTGTAGCTCTTTCACTTACAGAGGCATAATCACTCCAGGCATCTTTGGCTTTCTTTGCAATAACTTTTTGCATATTTTCCTGGGTGTCATAACCAGCCTCTTTTAATTTTAAATCTAATTCTGAATTATTTTTTTTTGCGTTTTCAACTTGGTTCCAAAAGCTAGTTTCCATTTCAGCTACACTTGGAGCTATATCTATATCATCCACCATAAAATTCATTGGATCTGTTGGATCTACAAAATTTGTGTTGCCGCTTTCATGTAGGAGCTGCACTACATTTCCGTATTCCTCTTGCTTATTTCTTATTTCAGATTGTGTAAGTTCCGTCATAGAAAATGCTTTACTTACAGCTTTAAAGTTTTCAGATATGTCGGTTCTTGGTCCCTTAGACCAGCTCTCGTTTGTTGATGGAGTAAGAGCTTTATCTTCATCAAAGAATATACTCATTAATTCATTCCCGTAATTATTTCGTCTCTAATTTTATTTATGTTAATAATGAAATAGCCACCATCTTTATTCATTAAATATTCTGCCTCTGCACCTGGCTCAGTAGGATCTTCTCCCATGGCTATTCTGTATTTACCATTTCCTATACTTACAAAATATGGATCATCTTCTTTAAAAATTTCGGCTAAAGTAATTTCTTCTCCTTTCATTACTCCATCTCCAATAATAGCGTTGCTTTCAAGCACAGATGATTTTAACCATAAATTTTCGTCTGATTTTAATCTTTCAACAACATCTCCAAAGTTTCCATTTTTTAACCATGGTGGAATATGTACTTGATTTCCTCTAGTGTCATTGTCATAACCACCCATTCCAGTTAATGTAAAATTATTTCCCATTATATTATAATCTGCATTAGTCCCACCCGATGCCATAATAAATGCTTTTTCCCAATCTCCAGCTTTAAAATCATTTGTAGTTTTGCCATCGTTTCTTAATTGAGCCATGTAAATATAATTAGCTGCTTGAACAATATTATTAAAAGTATCTTCGTTATGGAGAAATGTTTTTTGATATTTTGCTACTGCAGATAAATAACCCGTGTCTGTAGTTTTAATTTTATATATACCAGCTAATTGTTTGTTTTTAGAAATTAAAAAACCCTCTGCTATTAAATTTACATTTTCGCTTGGCTCATAATCATTCATGATAGTAAGTCCGCCAATAGTAGAAAGAATAGTATTATTTTTTGTAAGTTGTTTAAAAGCTAAATCGCTGTCTGTACCAAAGGCTTTAACTAAAATTGTTGAAAGCTGTATTAATTCATCTTTATTATCTGCAGCTGCAAAGGCATCACTAATTTGTTTTTCCTCATTTGCAGTAAAAAATTTAACATCTCTTTTATAAAAATTTGCTACTGATTTTGCTTGAGCAATTCTTTCAGTTATAGAGCTTGCAAACTCTTCAATACTTCCACCTGGAGACAACATTTTATCAAAACCAATTTCATTTAAAGTTATTATTCCTTGTGTATGAGCTGTTGCTAATTGATCTTTATTAAGATTTGTATTTAGTTTTGATAGATATTTTTTAGTAATTTCTAAATTTCTTGCAAAATTTAATTCAACACCTTTACCCTCACGCATTTTTTTATTTGCGTATTCTTGTAAAATATTTCTTCTATTCTCAATGTCAGATACAGACATTGTGCTAAGTTGAGAATATAACTCTCCATCCTCAGCCATATTTTTTAATTTTAATAAAGTTTTTTCATCGTTCCCATCAAAAGCAATTTGATATGCAGTATTCCATTGGTCTTGATCGTACATAATACCCGCCTCTAAAGCACTTTCCATTTTTTTAACATTATCTTTATTAAGATTATTGCTTGTAGCGTTTCCAGTTTTAAAAGCGGTTTTTAGTTTTTCAACATCTTCTATATCTAATCTTTTATCTTTTTTAGCTGCCTCTAATGCTTTCTTTTGATCTGCTATTGCAACATTTTTATATCCAAAAAAAGCTATATCTCTATTGGTATCTTTTTTTAATTTATCTAAACCATCTCCAAATACTTCTTTTGCTTTGTTGCTTTCTAAAAATTTTGCAAGATCAGAAGTAGCTGCAGCTTTTTCCATTGCTGTTTCTCCATACACAATAGATTTTTTCCAAACTTCTATTTGATCTGAATAATTAAGTCTTAAACCATTAATCATATTGGTAGTTGTAGAAACCTTAATGGCGTTAGTATCTTTTAATTGCTGTTTGTTCATGAAGTTTGACAATTTCTTTTTTGTCATCCATGAAACTTCATTTTTAGAGCTATCTAGTAAAGACTTCCATTTATCATTATATAATTTAAGAGCTGCTTTATCGTCTTTCATCTCTTTGGCTTTTATAATTGTTGCACTTAAACCCTCATTGTCTCCTTTACCATTCATTATCTCTTTTGATTTTTCTATAAGCTCATTATCAGATTTGATGTCTAGGTGTTTAATGTAAAGATTTTCTCCAGATTGGAGCATACCTTTCATAGCTTTACCAATAGATTGAGCCTCGCCTAAATTTATTTGTCTTGTATCTGCAACATTGCTGTCTGCAGCTGTTGGTGTTAATTGTGATTTATATAATTTTATTGCCATTATATTATCCCCGCAGTTTTAGCTTTCATTCCAAGATCTAATAAACTTGCACCCGCTGCATAGTAAGATGCTTTCTTAGCAACTTTACCTCTCCATCTTTGCATATCAGCATCAGCTCTTGCTTGGATAGCTGCATTGTTTGCTTGATCTCTTGCATTCTCAGCGTTGTAATCCATGATGTCTCTATCAGTTTGTAATTGGATTTCTTGTTCGTAAATCATTTCTAATGGTGTTCCAGAAAGAGCTGCACCTCTAACTAAGTAAGATGTCTTAGTAGCACCCTGGATCTCTTCCATGGTTCTATCAAATTTAGGGAGGCTATATTCATTGTGAACAGACATAATCTGTTTAGCCTCTTGCTCTTTCATTTGAGCATTACGCTCCATTATTTTAGCGTTATAATTTGCTGCTGCTTGTGCAGATTTTCCAGCGTATATGTCTCCAAAAAAACTCATTATTTTATTATCCTCGCATATCTAATAAAGTCTGAACCATCGGGACCATATCCAATCATTTTTCCCTCTGGCTTAAGACCTAGCCATCCAGCAAATCTTAATGCCATTTGGCAATCTGCTTTCACGCTTGTTTGTAATCTTTTTATTTTGTGTGTATTTATTATTATTTCGGTTCTATTCTTTATATGCTTTGCGCAGAAAATTGGATAGTTAAAAATTTCTTTTGTTGCTAAGACCCACCCCTCGGCAACGCCATCCCAGAGATGAAAGACACCTCCAGCCGCAATAGGTTTTCCATTGATTAGACCCGTGAACGACATCCCAACACTTTCCAAATAATAAGCATATTTTCTATGCTCTGGCTTAAGTTCAAGTAATTCGCTATTTAATCCAATATCTAATATTTGTTCAGCGTGCTTATTTTCAAATGGCACTATTTCGATATTAGACATTCTCTGTCTCCAATCTTGGATATATTCCTAAAATTGTCATTGGCAATGCTTGAGGTTGCTTTACATAAATTAATCCCTCTGTGCCGTGTCCCACATCAAACTCAACAGCTTTGTCTCCAGTAAATAATGGAACGGGTAAATCCATTGCAGCTCCACTATCTCTAAAATCTATTGCGGTTAAATTATCTCCGCTTGGTCCAACACTAGCTCCAACACTATCTTGAAATCTTACAGATAAATCATAAACTCTTTTTGTTTTAGTTTGTGTTGTCTCTGTATAACCCTCATCTAATCTCATTGTTTGTAAATCAGATGAATATAATAATCCTACTTTTGCCTCTTCAATAGCTGTGTCTAGGCTAATAGCTCCAGAGGAAACTGATTTAGATGTTTGTACGGATCCCTCTCCAATAACATCAACTACTTCTCCCTCTAAATGTGTAAGTCCAGATAGTGTGCTAGTCTCTCCTCCAGAATAAGATAATCCACTATCTAAAAAATGAAATGCAGTTAAGTCTTTGTTAAATTCAAAAGGTGTAAAATATTCGACATATCTTTTTGTAGCTCCGTTAATATATCTATTAATAATAACCCAAACTTGATCCTCATCTGTATCGCCATCAATACAAGCAACACTTTCTACTTTAGCATGAGTTAAAATTTTATCTATTTGTTCTGAGCTGTGAGCTGAGGTTAAATTAACAATAGTACCTCTACCCTCGTCTGTATATAATTGTATTTGATTGTCATCTATTTTTTCAACAAAATATTTTGTGTTTTCTGCTAAACCAGAAATTGCTGTGCCAGAATTTTTATAAAAAATATGATCTCCGCTTTTAAAATCGTGGGATGAAACAAATATAATATTATTATTTATATTTATACCTTGATAAATAAATTGAGTAGTGTCTGAGCTAGGAGCTGAAGTCAAAGAAATTGCTGTGCCAGCAGAGGCATTAGATGATGAGGTTGCTAATTTTATAGTATTAGCATCAACAGATATGATGTAATAAACTTTTGAATTTGATAAACCACCAATAACATTAGACGCAGCATAATAATAAACTGGATCTCCCGTTGCTAATCCATGACCCGTTAAAGTTATAGTGTTGTTTGTTGTAGAAACATTTGTGGAGTTTGAAGTAAAAGAAATTTTTTGTTGTTTAATAGTTTTACCAGTATCAGATTTTCCTCCGAAAATGTGTCTGTGCCAAGCTACAACATTTTCTAATCTGTTGTAAGTCAAACCAGACATAACA